ATAAAGGTGATTGTGCGAAAATATTTCTCGAAGCCACAAAAAAAATTTTTTCCGATATAATAGAAGGTGAAAGACATTACGTCCCCGGCATTTTCTCAATTGGTGGGCGTGAAAAACCCATTGATTACGAACTTGGCGACATAGAGAAAAGAGTCTTTGGCTCTGGCTCAAGCGATGTTAAAACAAGAGTCGTCTGACAGGGTGATTTTATTCAAACACTCTTTTCTTGTGTCTTGCATCAAAGGATAACTAAACACTTTGGTAAGGAATCCCATATTTCTGATGTTAAATTAGGTTATTCATTCTCGAGTTCTAAATTCACTCATATCTGTAATCATTTTATTAAATGTGACCGGATATCTACTTTTGACGCATCTAAATTTGATGCAAATCTCAACACAGAGCTAATTAAGGCCTCTGTTAGTATTCTTAGAGGTTGTTACCCAAAAGGGATTAAATATGACCGTCTATTTAATGCTAGTTTAGATATCCTAATTAATAGTGTTGTCGCAATACCAGAAGGGGGTGTTTTTAAATGTCATGGTGCTAATAAGTCAGGTGAGAGTTCAACATCTTTAAATAATTCGGTAATCTCCTGATGTATTTGGATTATTGCAGTAAAGGAATGTGAATTCTTTAAAGGAATTGACGTTCATAATGTCCGCCTTGTGGTAGGTGGTGATGACGGGCAAGTTGGTGTCATTAATGGCGCATTGCTTGACGATAGAGATCCTAAAATCCTAGTCGATTATATGAAAAGACGATTTAATTATACATTAGGGAAGTTTTCAGGATTTGTAAAACATGATGGTTATTCTGAAATAATAGAGGATAATCAACCAGACTTTTATAAAACCCAGTATAATTTAATTGGTCCCAATTTCTGTTTAAGAGATAAATGGAAGGCTGTATTATTCCCCGTAATGGAAGTTAAAAATTCTAAGATTTATTCAGCTTACACACAGGGTGAGTTGATAAGTAAATACGGGGATAAATTTTTGCATCCAAAAGTTAACTCTATTTGAAGTCTAATTTCTTTATTACCTACTCAAGATGATGATGAGCGGAATAAATTCGCGATTTATTTCCTTTTATTGCAAAAATTTGATAATCTTGACATTTTATCACAGAGGTCACTATTCTATTCCTTTTTTTCTGTTTTTGGGAGAGGTTTAACGGTTGACTGTCAAAATGATATGTCAAGGGTTGATTTTTTAATTGACTACTTATTTACTAGTAGGAAGGTTTTCTGAATCGAGTATAAACTATTGTGTAAGGAACTTAGGGAAGTCTACAATAAGGTATTTATTCGAGATGAGGGTCTAATCGACGCCTTAACAGAAAATATGATTAAATCACGCCCAGAGCGAGACATTATAATCTCGTTTTGTAATAATATCTCCTCGGAGCATATTATCAATAGTCCTGACATTCTCAATGTAACTATCAAAGAGGTGTTTGATTATTACTTTATTGGTAAACCTCCCTAGGTTTATTGATGGCATGAGATTCCCAAGTGGGTGACTTCGTAGATCACGGAGTTGTTGAAGGGCGG